TGAGCAGGTCGATATTGAGCGCCGCACTAACACCAACATTGCTCGCCGCCGCCAACGTGAGCTTGCCAAAGCGGGCGTTAAAGACCTTGCTGCACAACGTGCGGGCCGTAAGGCTGGTGAAGAGGCGATGAAGCGTATAGGTCGTGGTGCGCTCAAGGGCCTTGGACGTTTGTCTGGCGTACTCGGCGCTACGGAGCTAGGTGCGGAAGCGGTTAAGTCCGTTGTCGAGCCCCGCGCAGAAGCCGCGAAAGCCGCTCGTAAGAGCTACAACGAGCGTGCCAGCACCGATATGGACACCGCAGCTCGTGGAGTCCGTGAGGCCATGTCCGGTGACCGTATGCGCCGCCTGCAAGGTGAAGGCATGAAGAAGGGCGGAGCCGTCCGTGGCTGTGGTAAGGCTCAGCGCGGTAAGGGCAAAGGCCGCATGGTCAAGATGAAGGGTGCGTAATGCGCTGCTACTACAAGAAAGGCGGAACGGTGAAGGACGAGTGCTACCGCAAGGTGAAGCGGCAGTATAAGGTCTTCCCGTCCGCCTACGCGTCGGGCGCCATCGCCAAGTGCCGGAAGAAGAAAGCTCGTGGCGGTTCGTAAAACGAAGAAGGGCGCCGCCCTCAAGCGCTGGTTCAAAGAGGACTGGAAGGATGTCCGAACCGGTAAAGAGTGCGGGCGCCAAAAGGGCGAGAAGCGCGGGACTCCGTACTGCCGCCCGACCAAACGCGTGTCGTCAAAGACGCCCAAAACGGCCTCTGAGATGACGGCTGCTGAGAAGAAGAGCAGGGTATCGCAGAAGAAGAGTCTCGGTCAGCCAGCAGGCAAACCCCGCCGTGTGAAGCCTCTGAAGAGGAAGAAGTAAATGGCAACGTCCGGTACGACAGCGTTCAACATGGACTTCACGGAGATAGCCGAGGAAGCATGGGAGCGTGCCGGACGGGAAATGCGTTCTGGCTACGACCTGCGAACTGCGCGCCGCTCCATGAACCTCATGACCATCGAATGGCAGAACCGGGGGATCAACCTCTGGACCATCGACGAGGGTACCGTTTCTTTAGTCAGCGGCACGGCCCAGTACACCCTGCCCACCGATACCGTTGACCTGCTAGAACAAGTTATCCGTACGGGTTCGGGCTCGACGCAGCAGGACCTGACCATCAACCGGATCAGCGTCAGCACCTACGCCTCTATCCCCAACAAGACGACGACCGGGCGTCCGATTCAGTTTTGGATTGAGCGGCTTGTGGATGCCCCCAGAATCAACGTCTGGCCCGTGCCGGACAGCAATGACTACACCTTCAAGTATTGGCGCATGCGGCGCATCGAGGACGCTGGAGCCGGCGTACAGACGGCAGATATGCCCTTCCGGTTCCTCCCCTGCTTGGTGGCGGGGTTGGCCTACCATATTGCCATGAAGGTGCCGGAGCTGGCGGACCGCATCCCCATGCTCAAAGCCATGTACGAGGAAGAGTTTGACCGCGCAGCGAGCGAAGACCGGGTGAAGACCAACGCCCGCTTTGTGCCGCGCATAGGACGCATCTGATGGGTAATCGGTTCGCTTCTAGCCAGCGAGCCCTTGGTATCTGCGATGTCTGCGGGTTCCAGTACAAGCTGCGTGAGCTACGGAACGTCTTCGTCAAGCGCCACGACACGAACATCAAGGCCTGTCCCGAGTGCTGGGACCCGGATCATCCGCAGTTGCAGTTGGGTGAGTACCCGGTGGATGACCCGCAGGCGATCCGAAATCCACGCCCAGACAGTCCAGAATACGCGGAGAGCCGTGCTAACATCATCCCACTACGTTCGGTACCCTGTGCTGGCTTCGTGGGCACTGTGACCGTCACAACGAGTTAGGAGTAGGTCATGAAAGTCAAAGACACCGGCAAGATCAAGAAAGTGCCGAACCCGAAGATCAACCAGCCGATCAACATGAAAACGTCCGGTATCAAGATTCGTGGTTGCGGCGCCGCTACCAAGGGCACTATGGCTCGGGGGCCGATGGCATAAGCCATGAATTACTCGGAGCTTACGCAGAACATAGAAGACATCTGTGAAACGTCTTTCACGGCGGATCAGTTGGCTATGTTCACGCAGCAGGCTGAGCAGAAGATTTACAACACTGTTCAGATTCCTGCGCTGCGTCGTAATTCTACGAGCTTGATGACGGCCAGCAGCCCCTACATAGGCCTGCCCACGGACTTCCTCTACCCCTATAGCGTTGCGGTTATTGACGGGGATGGGGACTATCACTACCTGCTAAACAAGGACGTGAACTTCATCCGTGAGGCGTACCCGAGGGCTTCAGGGACCGGGCTTCCCAAGCACTACGCCAACTTTGACGACAACTTCTTCATCGTAGGCCCGACGCCCGACGCCGAGTACACCATCGAGCTGCATTACGGCTACTACCCCGAGTCCATTGTGACTGCCGGGACGACGTGGCTTGGCGATGAGTTTGACTCCGCGTTGCTTAACGGTGCGTTGGTGGAGGCCATCCGCTTTATGAAGGGTGAGCCTGACATTATCCAGAACTACGAGAAGCTGTATGTTCAGTCCATCGGCCTCTTAAAGATGCTCGGGGATGGTAAGCTGCGCGAAGATACTTACCGTTCTGGGCAATATAGGATGCCGGTGAGCTGATGTTTGTTATGGATGCTTCGGTTTCCTCGGGTCCGATTGTCGCGGTACACACGACAGAAAACCGAGGGTTCACGCCAGAGGAAGTAGCTGCGCGTTGCGTCGATAAGCTCATGAGTGTGTCCGACACGGCTCACCCCCTAATTAGGGAACAGGCTAAAGCGTTCAAGAAGGACATGGAGATGGTGGTAGCGCACTATATGCAAGAAGCCATTTCCAGTGATCGGACAACTATCTACAATGCCTTAGTTGAGGCAGGGCACCCCGAACTTGCGGGTGTTATAAGGAGGCTTTGAAATGGCAATTACGCAGGCTATGTGTACGTCGTTTAAGCAGGAGCTGATGACGGCTACGCACGACTTCACCAACAGCACCGGTGACACCTTTAAGGTCGCCCTGTACACCAGCAGCGCAACACTTAGCTCGGGCACGACCGCCTATACGACTTCCAACGAAGTGGTGGGTTCGGGCTACACGGCTGGGGGCAACACCTTAACGAGTGTGACGCCGACGACTTCCGGTACGACCGCATTTGTGGACTTTGCTGATACGACGTGGAGTTCTGCGACCATTACGGCTCGCGGCGCGTTGATCTACAACAGCTCCAAGTCCGACAAAGCCGTGGTGGTATTGGATTTCGGTGCGGACAAAACGTCCACTACCGGTGACTTTGTTATCCAGTTCCCGACTGCTGACGCTTCTTCCGCCATCATCCGTATTGCCTAAGGGCATGTAGATGGCCTCGTCAACTTTCTACCAGGGCTGGGGACGCGCTGCCTGGGGTGATGGCACCTGGGGCACGCCCTTTCTTGGTGTTCTTGTTGACGGGGTGCAGGCGTCAGTCTCGATCGGGATTATCACGGTTATCGCTGATGCGAACGCCTTCCCATCGGGTATTGAGGCTACGAGCGCCGTTGGTACGGTCACGGTATCTGCTGAGGCAGTTGCTTCTCCTGCGGGTATTGCAGCGACTGGGGGTGTTGGCACCGTAAGTATCACCGGTGACGCCATATTTAGCGTTACGGGTAACGAAGGTATCACCGCTCTTGGGGCGGTAAATGCGAAAGCAGGGGCAGGGGCTCCGGTTACAGGACTTAGCACTTCAACCGCTGTAGGTACTGTTACCGTTACTGGGTCGGTTGATGCTAACGTGTTAGGTATAGAAGCGACCGGCGAGATAAGTTCTGTTAGAGTTTGGGGACCAATTATTCCGACCCCCGGCACGGTATGGACTGGTGTGACGCCGGGGGTTACAACCGATTGGACTGAAATCGCGGCCTAGAGGATAGAGAAATGGCTAGCACTTATACCGTCAACCTTGGTATTGAAAAGATCGCGACCGGCGAACAGTCCGGTACCTGGGGTGCGACGACCAATACCAACTTCGACATCATTGACCAAGCCATCAACGGTGCGGCTACGGTCACGCTGGTCAGTGCGGGAACTTCTGGTTCGCCCAACACGCTCGCCATCACGGATGGTTCTACCTCCGATGGCCGGAACAAGTTCATTGACTTTGCTGATGGCGGCGATCTTGGTGCCACGGCTTACGTCCAACTGACGCCCAACGACGCTGAGAAGCTTGTTCATATCCGCAACAGCCTGTCCGGTGGCCGCTCGGTCATCATCTTCCAGGGCACCTACAACGCGTCGAACGACTTTGAAATCCCCAATGGGAAAGATGTTGTCCTGAAGTTCGACGGCGGCGGTGCCTCGGCTACGGTCACGCAGGTCTATGAAGATTTGCTCGTCACGGCGGTTGCTGCGACCACGGTTGATACCAC